CGCGGAAAGAGTTTGGCGAGACCTTCGCAAGCTGGGTTTCGCGGTTGAGGGAGGACTCTTCACGGCGGCGGAAGTTGGCGCGAGCCACGAGCGGGAGCGCATCTTCATCCTCGGCATCTCAGGCGTCGGCCTGGCCGACGCCTTCGGTCAGGGACGAGAAGGGAGCGAATGGCCCCGAGCACCTGAAGAACGGTACCGGGCGACTGCATCTCGATCAGCTTCCGAACTTCGTGGAACACATCTGGCAGGCGTCGACCTGGTCGACGCCTCGCGCGACGGATGGCGAGAAGGGCGGCCCGAACCAGAGCTTCCGGAACGGGGCAGGATTGCCGCTGCCGTCGCAAGCATTCCAGTGGCCCACACCATCGGTGGCGGATACGACAGGGGGCAGGATGTCGCGTTCGGGGGATCGAGCGAACGAGCCCCTTCTGAAGGGGCTGGCGCCGATTGTCTCGGAAAAGGTGTCGGCCAGGCCGACACCTGCGGTGACGGACAGCAACGGGGCGCGCAATCGGACGTCTGGCCGCTCGGACCCGAACAGCAAGCATCACGACGGGGTGACGCTGAACGATGCAATCCTGCTCTATTCCCTCCCGGACCCCACGACCTCGACACATGGCGTCTCGTCCTCGACCGAGCGCCGCACCTTGAACCCGCTGTTCGTCGAGTGGCTGATGGGCTGGCCTCCCGGGTGGACCGACTTCGCATGCTCGGCAACGGCGTTGTCCCGCTGGAAGGCGGCTATGCGTTCCGCACTCTCGCAACTCGCCTCGCCGAGCGCGGCTCCGCCGGCGCAGCTCGCCTTGTTCGGATGATGGCGGAGAGACCGTGAGTGACAATCTTCGCAGCAAACTCCGCGATGTGCTTGGCGAACTGCCGAGTAACATTGAAGCGGAACAGGGTCTGTTGGGGGCGATCCTCATCGACAACCGCACGTTCGACCGCGTGGCGACCTTCCTCGAGGAAGAGCATTTCTTCGAGCCTCTGCACCAGCGCATCTACCTGGTCTGCGGGGAACTGATCCGCATGGGCAAGATAGCAACCCCGATCACGGTGAAAACCTACCTGCCGACCAACGCCAAGATCGGCGACATGACGGTGCTGCAATATCTCGTCACCTTGGCATCGGCCGCCATCGGCACAATGGCGGCGCGCGACATCGCCATAGCCGTTCATGAGGCATGGCTTGCCAGACAGGCAATCGTCGCCGCGACCGAGTTCCTCTCCTTTGCCTACAACCCGCCGCCCGGCGTCGACGTCATCGGCGAGCGCTCGGAATTCGAAGACAGGATGGCGCAACTGCGCGGCATGCGCGTCAAGGCCGAAACCCGCCGCGGCGCCGGCCGCAACTACCTGGAAAACATGGAGACGGCCAAGGAGCGCGGATCCGTGATCGGCATTCCGATCGGCCTGAAGGAAATCCAGCGCGTCATCTCCGAGCCGTCCTTCGAGATCGGCAACTATTACGGCCTGCTATCGAGCTCTGGCGAAGGCAAGACCAGTCTGACCGTGCAACTCGTCTACCATGCCCTTGCCGCCGGCTGCGCGGTGCAGTTCCAGTCCTATGACCAGTCTGCCGAGCAGATCGTGCGCCAGATGGTGGCGCAGCGCCATCGCATCGAGGCCAGGCGGCAGCGCTTCGGCGACCTCAGCCAATCCGAGTGGATGGACGCCAAGGCCTTCGCCGACTGGATCGACCAGCAGCCCTTCGAGGTCGTCAAATGCACCATGGAGGGTGCGCCGCAGCTTGTGAGCTATGCCCGCGCCTTCAAGCGCCGCCATGCCGGCGAGCGGCTGACGCTGATCGTCACCGACCACATCAAGCGCATCACGCCGGAGCGCAGCACGGAACGCTCCGACCCCGGCACCAAGGCCGGCGCCATCAACGGCATCCTGAAGGCCGGGGCCAATTCCGTCGGGGCGGCATGGCTGATGCTCAACCAGCGCAACACGGCCGGCATGCAGCGCCCGAACCCGCGCCCGATCGCATCCGACCTGTTCGGCGGCGAGGGCACGAAGGAATCCTACGACGCGGTGTTCTACCTCTACCGCTTCAAGAAGTTCCTCGACGAGCGCAAGGCGACCGCCGCCACCAACGCCGACTGGAAGATCATCAACAGCGGTGTGTTCCCGTCAGATGTCCGCGACGGCGGCAAGGACATTGCCGAGATCGGCGCGCTGAAGGTGCGCTTTGGCCCGACCAACATTCGCGAGACGCTAGATTTCAACGCCAAGTTCACGCTGCTGGAATCCGTCGAGCCGCAGACCGAGATCGACCAGGAAGAGATGAGTTTCCTCAATAGGATGTGAAAGGAAAAGACCGATGTACGAGCCCAACATTTGCTTGTTTCATGCCGATTGTACGGATGGCTTTGGCGCCGCCTGGGCGATCTGGCGCCGCTGGCCGACATGCACCTTCATCCCGGCCACTTATGGCGAGCCGCTCGACCTCGACGACATCGAGGGCAAGAACATCCTGTTCGTCGACTTCAGCGCGCCGGCGGACGTGCTGCGCGCGATGGTCGACGAGGGCAAGGCACGCTCTGTCGTTGTGCTCGACCACCACAAGAGCGCGGCCGCAGCGCTGGCTGGCTTGCCGACGTTCTCGGGCGACATGGATCACTTCGACGCCATGCGCCTGCATCCGATCCTCGTCTGGTTCGACATGGACAAGAGCGGCGCCCGCCTGGCGTGGGAGTTCGCGCATCCCGGCGCCGAGGTGCCGGATTTGATCACCCGCATCGAGGACCGGGATTTGTGGCGCTTCCGCTATCCCGATACCAAGGAGGTGATCGCCGCGCTGAACAGCTACCCGCAGGACTTCGAGGTATGGGACCAGTTGAACCGGTCGTTCGACGCGCTGGTCGACGAGGGCGAGCCGATCCTGCGCGCCAACGCCGCCGCCGTCGAGACCATGCTCAAGCAGGCCTACACCGGGGATATCGCCGGTCACACGGTACCGCTGGTCAACGTGCCCAAGCAGTTTGCGAGCGACGCCTGCCATCTCTTGCTCGAGCTTTTCCCGGTGTCGCCGTTCGTCGCCTCATGGTTCCGCCGCGGCGACGGCCTGCTTGAGTTCTCGCTGCGTTCCGAGGCGCACCGCGTCGACGTCTCGGAAGTGGCAGCGGCTTTTGGGGGAGGAGGCCATCGAAACGCTGCTGGGTTCCAACTGAGCATCATCCCTGCTGGTCTTAATGTGGGTGCGATCTAATGGCCTACGTGCGTTCAGAAGCATCGAAGGCGCGCGGTCGCGAGCGGCGCAAGCAATGGTACAACGATAACAAAGCGCGCAAGAACGCTGCTGACAAGGAGTGGGCTGCCAAGAATCCAGAGAGGCGGCGCGAAATAGTTCGGCGCTACAAGGCGCGGAACAAAGACAAACTTCAGGCCGCGCAGAGAGTCTACAAACGCCAGCGGTATGCCGAGGATCCTGCTGTCCGTAAGGCCCACTCCGAAAAGGGGAAAGCGTGGCGCGCCAAGAACCGCGAAGCCATTCGAGTCAAGAAGCTACTCGATAACTACGGCATTTCGCTTGAGACGTACCAGGCTCTACTCGCAAGAAGCGACGGGCGATGCGAGGTGTGTCGAAAGCCACAGCAAGGCCCGCGCGCAAAGCATTTGTTCATCGACCACGACCATGAGACCGGCGAAATTCGCGGTCTGCTTTGCCACCACTGCAACATGGGCCTTGGCTGCTTCAGAGACAGCCAAGAGTTGATGCAAAGCGCAATCCAGTATCTGTGCCGTCCTGCTGGCCTGATCATGCAGCACGGCCACAATGTCGGAGCGGTGTAGCCATGGGCAGGGCAGCCCGCCAGGTCATCCTACCCGCCGGCTTCGAGGTATGGGAGCACGGAAAGTTGGTCGCTGTGGCCGTAAGAGACATCTATGCCGGCGAGCCGTGGGGCGCGGAGATGTTCTGCAACTATGCCGGCGCGCCCGCTGACCTGCCCGAGGCGGTTGTCAGGCTGCGCACCTTCGCAGTCAGCGCGGCGCCGCCCAAGGAGATAGCCAATGCAGCGCGTTAATTTCAGCCCGGCGGACTTCCATGCGGCAGCGATGCGCGTGGCCGCCCGCGCCGACCAAGCGGCATTGGCGGCCGAGCAGGCAAGGGCCGGCGGCGGAGACTGGCAGGCGCTGCACATAGCGTCTCACAAAGCGCGGACCGCCCGAGCGTTGGCCGACGCGATCGCAGAGATTTGCGCGGAGACACCCAATGCCTGATCCGATCACGCTCGTCCCAACAGCGCGCAAAGCCACAGCAGGCGTCAAGGCAAAACTCGCGGAAGTCTTAGAACTAGCCGATCGGGAAGGTGTCACCGGGGTGGCGATCGCAATGGTGAACGCCGACGGCAGCACTGCCTCGGTCTATGAGGCAGGCGAAAACATCGCCACCCTGATAGGAGCCGTGCAGCGCCTCAATCTTCGGCTGTTGGAGCACTAGGCATGTTCGCGCGCAGCACATCATTGATCCTGGTCTGCCAGCCATCGCCTCCAGCCTTGAAGGCTTCCAGCACGTCGGCATCGATGCGCGTGGTGATGCGCACCTTCTTCGCCTTGAACAACGGGCTGTCGGCCTTCTTCACGGCGCTGGCCGGCTTCTGCGGCTCTGCCTTCGGCTCTTCGTTTTCCAGGAGCGCCATGAGCCGCGCCATCTTGTCGGCAGGCAGTTCGAGGCTGACCATGTCGGCCGGAGCGGTCGGCCGCAGCGTCAGACCTTCCTCAGAAGCCTTGACCACCTCAGGCTCAGTCACCAACCGGCTCGGCCCGTCGAGCGGCTTCCCCCGCAGCGCCGCGAGCCGCGCCCGCGCTTCTTCAGGCGACGGAGCGGGAGCGAAGGACACCTCGTCCTCGTCGTTGGGGAGTTCAATGCCGGTCATCTGCTATGCCTCTCATTTTGTATGTACAGGCAATCTGTACCATTTTGTATGTACATTTATCAAGGTGTGCATACACGCGGAGAGTGGAAAATGACGACATGCGAGCACGAGAATTTTAAAGCCAACGTTCGCGTCGGCCGCCTGACGCGAGGTGATGACGGCCCGGTGACCGGCTACAGCGCGGATGTCACGGTCTCCTGCGCTCAATGCGGCCTGGCGTTCCGTTTCATCGGCCTCGACGCTGGCAATCACTTCGCGGAGCCTAGGGTATCGGTCGACGGCACGGAGCTCCGTGCGCCGATCGAGCCCGCAACCCATGAAAAGTTCGCGCCGCGCGCGTCCTATGCGTTCCCAGGCAAGCGGGGGCACTGATGAGCCATCTTCATTGGCATGTCGGAATGAAAGTCGTCTGCGTCGACGCCAAAGGCTCCGGCGGCTGCCTGCGCAAGGGAGAGGTCTACACCATCGGCTGTCTCGAGCCGGAGTTCGTCGGCCTTGAAGAGCCGTCGACATGGTCGGACGAGCACGGTTCGGAGCCGTGCTGGCTCTACACTCGCTTCCGCCCGGTCCACCTGCGCAAGACCGATATCTCGGTGTTCACCGCCATGCTCAACAAGGACAAGGTGCCAGCCTGATGCGCGCCGTCGACCGCACCACGCAATTGTTCGTCGCGTCCATCAAAGACGCTCTGCCTGGCCTGCGCACCCAGGTGAGCAAGTCGAGCAATGCTGCCGGCCGCTCGAACTATGTGTTCATCTTCACCAATCGCCGCAGTTTCAAGGTTCGCATCTCCGACCACGCCATAGGGATGCGCCGCGCCATGCGACACCAGGAAGACCTCTACATCTTTGCCGGCTCCAAGCCCGCAAGCTGGGCGGTGTGGCTCGGCGATCTCGTCGCGTCCATGCGGGAGGCAGCAGCCTGATGCCAGCACTGAAAAACCCACGCTGGGAAATCTTCGCGCAAGGCGTGGCCAATGGCCTGCCTGCGTACAAAGCCTATCTCGATGCGGGGTTTAAAAGCTCGGTAGCGGCCGCTTCGACCGACGGACCGCGCCTGCTGAGAAATGCTCAGGTGGCAAATCGGGTAAGGGAATTGCTCGACCATCTTGCCGAAAGCATGGCAGTGACGCGGGAATCGCTCGCCGCTGAAATCAATCAAGGCATCGTCCTGGCGCACCAGACCGACCAGCCGGCCGCAGTGATCAGTGGTGCGATGGCAAAGGCCAAGCTCTTCGGTCTCGAGGCGCCAAGCCGCAATCTCAACGTCAACCTGTCGGGCACCTTCAACCAGTTGACCGACGACGAGCTGCGCTTCGAGGTGGCGTCGATGGTCAACGAACTGCGCGCCATGAAGGGGCAACCGCCGCTTGCGCTGCCGGCGAAGAAGGACGACGACAAGTGAACGTCCAGCCCTTCCTCATCGGCGAAGGCTGGGTCGAAGTCCTCGACGGCAACGACACCGCGCGCGACATCTTCAAGCGGCACTACAGCTATCGCCCGCGCGTTGCCGGTCGGCGCGTCAATGAACTCATCATCGGTCCCGGCGAGAAATATCTGTTGCTGACGGCCGATGGCGGCGCGCTGTGCGCGTGGCGCAAGGAAAAGCACCGGCGCGACGGGCAAGTCGGCGTGGAATGCTGCATCTATCGCCGGGAGAGCGGCGAGGAGGCTATCCCGCTGTTGGGCGAGGCGAGGAAACTGGCATGGCAGCGCTGGCCGGGTGAGCGGTTGTTTACCTTCGTCGATCCGCTTGGCGTCTCACCAACCTTCCGAGCCAGCCGCCCGACGTGGGGGCACATTTTCTACCAGGATGGCTGGACGTTCGCCGGGCTCACGCAGAAGCGCCTGCATATCCTCGAGCGGTCGCCGACATGAACGCCCTGCCATCCACCGCGGAACTGCTGCAGGACGTCGACGCCGCCACCTTCGCCATGTGGCCGCGCGATCGCCAGGAGCGCTTCGCCGCATTGCTGGCCGCGCTGAACCGGCGCCAGAGCCGCCGCCAGTTCTTCGATCTCTTCCCCGACAATGACAATGTGCAGGCCGACGGCCGCGTCATCTATGCCAGGGCTCGCTATGCCAAGCACATCGAGTTCTTCAAGGCGAGCGCCACCTATCGCGAGATATGCTTCCTCGCCGCGAACCGCGTCGGCAAGACGCTGGCGGGCGCCTACGCCACCACGGCGCACCTCACCGGGCTTTATCCCTACTGGTGGGAAGGCCGGCGCTTCGACGCTCCGATCTCGGCCTGGGCCTGCGGCAAGGCCAACGAGACCACGCGCGACATCGTGCAGAACGCTCTGCTGGGCGAGGTGACATACGAGACCGACGACGGCCGCAAGGGTTTCGCCGGCAAGGGCATGATCCCCGCGCACCTGATCGGCCGCATCATCTGGAAGCGCGGTGTCGACGACCTGGTCGATTCCATCCTGGTCAAGCATGTGTCGGGCGGCTGGTCGCGGCTGGGTCTCAAGGCCTATGAGCAGAAGCGCGGCTCGTTCGAAGGCACGGCGCGCCATCTGATCTGGCTCGACGAGGAATGCCCGCTCGACATCTACGGCGAATGCCTGATCCGCACCGCCACCACCGGCGGCATCATCATGCTGACCTTCACGCCGTTGGAAGGCCTGACCGAAACTGTTATGCAGTTCATGCCGGGATTTGGAGATTGACGATGGAAACCACCCTCGAACTTGGCATTCGCAGACGAATTTCCGTTCGCAAGTGCGGCTGCAAATATCGCGCGGAAAGCGATCCAGTCGTTAAGACAGGGTATGAGCTTGGCGGATACCTGGTCGAGCCGTGCCCTCATCATGCTGACCCAACCCGCTTCAGACATTCGCCAGCGCCGCCATGTTAGACCCTCTCGACCTTAGACGAAGAGGGAAGCAAGCATGTCCAATTCCAAAGTCGGGTCGTCCGGCATTGATTATGCGCAGACGCTGACGACCACGAACGGCGCCTATAGCGCCAACGACATCGTCGGCGGCCTGCTCACCTTCCCCATTCCCAGCAACAGCGGCCCGCCGACCATCGTCATGATCACCGGCGTACAGGTTGGCATCAAGTCCGCCGTGACTTCCACGCTCACTCTGCTGCTGTTCGACAGCATCCCGACCAATGGCGGCAGCGTGGCCGACAATGCCGCCCTGGCGCTCGCCGGGGCCGACATGCTCAAGCTGGCAAAGGCAATCCCTGTCACCACGCTCTTTGACTGCGGCACGCCCAACGCCTACAGCACCGATGCGATCAATGTCCCCGTGCGTCCGGTAGATGGCCAGAACCTCTATGGCCTGCTGATCGACGGAACCGGCTTCACGCTCACCTCGACCACGGACGTGACGGTCAGGCTGCGCGGTGTCCTGACCTGATGGACCAGGCGCTCTTCTTTGCCACAATGGGCGTGGGCAATCTTGGCCCGCCACTGTCGCGGTTCCAATACGATATCGACTTCATGACACCGTCCGCCAAGGGTGTCACCCAGCCATATGGCAACAACAACAACGACGGCCGGGCCTTCCGCGACCCAAACAACATCACCGCTACCTACATCCCGAATGCGTCCGGTATATTGGTTCTGCAGGCCAGTTCCGGCTTGCGGCGCACGGACGCCGGCCATTACCAGTACCCGTCGTATGGCACCTGCAGGAACCTGTGGGCGCGCGACCTGACGAATGCCGTCTGGGTCAACGGTGGTGGCCTTGGCACGGCGGCCAAGACGTCCGCCGGTGCCGACGGCGTTGCCAATGCGGCGACGCGCCTAACGGCGACCGGTGCGAACGCGACGTGGCTGCAGACAATCACCCTGGCCTCGTCGACCATCCTCATCCAGATGGATCTGAAGCGCATCACTGGTACAGGTGGCGTCGATGTCACAGTCGATGGTGGCACGACTTGGTTCGCGGTCACGCCGGGCGCCGGTGTCTATTCGCAGGTCGTCGCGGTCCAGGCGGCTGTCACGAACCCGGTTGTCGGCATCAGGCTGCAGACCGCTGGCGATGCCATCGACGCCGACTTCGTCAACATCTACTCGAACCCGCCCAACTCGCTCAACGTCCGAACCCAGTACCGCATAGCCACGACCAGTGCCACGATCCTCGGCTCGCAATCGCGTCCGAGCGCCGACATCGCCGACGCTGGCCCGATCATCGGCGTGGCGCAGAACGCTTTTGCCTTCTACTGGCAAGGCCGCAGCGAGCGGGCAACGGGTGGCTTCATCATCACCGGCGCAACCAACCTGTTCTGCTCGGTCGATGCTACCGGCGCCGGCGGCGCGGTAAAGTTCTCCAACGGCCCGGGCCTGTCGAAGACGGCTGACGGTGTGTGGCGCGTCGGGCTCAACCAAGTGAACAAGGTTGCCGGATATGTGACCGGTCCAAGCGGATCTGGCCAGATCAAAGTGGCGGCCAATGGCGTGCTCGGAAACCTCGACACGGACGCAACGCTTGAAGTCGCGCTCGACCACTTCGACCTTGGCACCAATGGCGCAGGACAGAATTCAATCTACGGCATCAATGAGCGGTTCGCGATCAGTCCGAACCTCACCTTCACCGATGCCGAACTCGTCGCAATGACTGCGTAGGCAGGAAGCCATGGAAGACATCCGCCGGATCAACGAGATGTCGGACGAAGCGGTAAGAGACTATCTGCGCCGCTCATCCACCACCTATCTGGAAGCCTGCATTGCCCTGATGCTCACCAGCATGTCGGCTGAAGAGGCAGCGCAAATTCTCGAACAGGAAGCCAAGGATCTGCGCGAGCTCGGCTGAGGCACACGTTTTTCAGATGCGCCGTGCCAGTGTCGCCACTTCACACGAGGAGTGAAAGACCATGGCATTCGTCAAAGCCACCATCGAGTTCAAGCCGGCCAGCGTCGGCACCGGCATCAAGTGCAGCCTGCGCAAGGGCAAGGCATCGCCAGCCGCCATCACCTTGAGCCTCAACGCCTCTGTCGCCAAGCAGGCGAACATCGGCAATGGCGACGGCATCGAGGTGATGATCGGAGAGGGCGATGACCACGGCCTCGTCCGTCTGCGCAAGAACAACAGCGCCGCCAACACCAAGGCCGAGGAGCGCACCACCGGCAAGGGCGGTTTCTTCCTGATCAAGCTCGGCCACCAGGCCGCCTTCGTCAATCGCTCGGAGCCGAGTGCATGGTGCAAGTGGGAACCGGTCGAAAACTCAAACGGCTTCATCGAGATCGTGCTGCCGAAATGGGCCGACGAGACGGCGCCGAGAAAGCAGGCCACCGGAGGCGTCGCCAACATCAAGACCGCGCATGGCGTCACCAAGCTGTTTTCCGGCGAGCAGCCGCGCGATGCACCGCTGAAGGCTCAGCCGGCGGAACCGAAGCGCAACGTCACCGCCAGCCTGATGGGCGATCCGCCTCCCGGCCGTCGCGAGATGATGCAGAAGATGGGCGAGATGAAGGGCTGATGCCTGAAATCTCCTCATCCAAGTATGTCGTGCAGGCGGGCTGGCAGGACGTGCCGCATATCGATCCTAAGGCACAGGCCGAGCTGCTCGCCGCCACGCCGCCATGGCTGCGTGATGCCCGCACCAAGGGAGAGCCCTCCATGGGCGCCGGCGCCATCTACCCGATCCCGATCTCCGATATCGAGGTCGACCCGTTCCCGATCGGCAAGTTCTGGAAGCGCGGCTATGCACTCGACGTCGGCTGGAATCGCACCGCCGCCATCTGGGGCGCGCAGGATCCGGCGACCGGCGTCATCTATCTCTATGCCGAGCACTACCAGGGCCAGCAGTTGCCGATCATCCATGCCGCGGCGATCAGGGCGCGCGGCGACTGGATTCGCGGCTGCATCGATCCTGCTTCCGCAGGTAGCGGACAGCGCGACGGGATCAAAATGATGTCGGAGTATCAGAGCGAGCCTTGCAAGCTGAAACTCATTCCAGCGAACAATGAGCAAGCCACCGGGCTTGAACAGGTCTGGCAGGCGCTGGCGCTCGGCCGGCTCAAGATTTTCAAGACGCTTCAGCATTTCAAGATGGAGTATCGCGTATACCGTCGCGACGAGCACGGAGCCGTCGTGAAGAAGAACGACCACCTCATGGACACCATGCGTTACCTCTGGATGACCTGGGACAAGGTGGCGTCGCTGCCGTCTGCCGGGCCTTCCGTCGCAGCCTTTCGTGCAGCAGACAGCCGGGCAGGGATGTAGATGGGACAGCCGTTCGCCTACCAATCGCAGCCTGTGCAGGCTGATCAGCAGCCGACCAACTCCCCCGAATTCGACGACGCGCGGGCATCGGTCGGGGCCGAGAAGCTCAACCAGGCCATGCGCGGCATTGTCGGCGACCTGCTATCGGAGGCCAACCGCCGTGTCGGCCTGCGCCAGGCGATCGAAAACCGCTGGATCGAAGACCTCGAGCAGTACCATTCGCGCTATGACAGCGAGACCGAGAAGAACCTCGTCGCCGAAGAGCGCTCGCGGCTGTTCATCAACCTGACGCGGCCCAAGACCAACGCCATGGGCGCCCGCTTCAAGGATCTGCTCTTCCCGACCGACGAGAAGAACTGGGCGATCCAGCCGACGCCGGTACCGCGCATGACAGAGGCGGCCGAAGCTGCGGCCAACCAGGCGCGGCAACTCGAGCAGCAGGCCAAGGAAGCCCAGCAGCAGGCGGCACAGCCGCAGCCGGGACAGCCGCCAGGCGCGCCGCAAGACCCTGCGGCACAGCAGCAGCAGGCGCAGCAGCTCGCCCAGCAGGCGCAGCTTGCCAAGGAAGCCTGGGCAAAGCTCAATGCCGTGCTCGAAGAAGCCCGCCGCCGGTCGAGCCTGATGTCTGAGACCATGGACGACCAGCTTACCGAATGCCGCTACCAGTCGATCAAGCGCGACCAGATCGACTGGGCCATGAAGATTGGCACCGGCGTGACCAAGGGGCCGGTCACCGGCGATCGCGTCCGCCGCGGCTGGAAGCAGAAGCCGGTCGCAGGCCCAGACGGCCAGCCGATCGTCGATCCTGTCACCGGCCAGCCCAAGGTCGAGGGCCAGCACTACCTCGACATTGCTGAAGGCGACCAGCCAGGCTTCCGCCTCGTCGATCCATGGGGTTTCTTCCCCGACATGGACGTCGCCAAGATCGAGGACGGCAACGGCGTGTTCGAGCGCCATCTGCTCAATCCCAAGAAGCTCAGGGAACTGCAAAGGCTGAAGAGCTTCGATGTCGACGCGCTGCGCCGGCTGCTGGCATCGAAGCCGATCACCGGCGTTCCGGCCTATATCTCCCAGCTTCGCAACATCCGCGGCGAGGCGCAGGGCGTCTCCGGCCCGGTCTATCATGTGTGGGAATATAACGGCCCGCTGGAACCCGAACAGATGCGGATGCTGGCCCTGGCGACGGGCAACGAGGCCGCCTACACCCTGACCGCCGAAGTCGATCCGCTGGCGCAGGTCAATGCCTGCGTGTGGTTCTGCGAAGGCGAGGTGCTGAAATTCGCGCTCTACCCCTACGACTCGGGCGAGTGCATGTATTCGGTGTTCAACCTGGTCAAGGACGAGTCCTGCGTCTTCGGCTACGGCATGCCGTCGATCCTGCGCGACCTGCAGTCCGCCTACAACGCCGCCTGGCGCACGATGATGGACAATGCCGGCATCTCGTCGGGTCCGCAGGTGGTGATCGACAAGCAGACGATCGAGCCGGCCGATGGCGACTGGAAGATCAGGCCGCGCAAGATTTGGAATGCGGTGAAGGGCATCACCAAGGAAAACCCGCCGTTCCAGGTCTTCCAGATCCAGAACAACCAGACCGAGCTGATGAACATCATCGTGCTCGCCGAGCGCTCCACCGACATGGTGTCGACGATCCCGCAGATGGCGCAGGGCGAGGTCGGCGACGTGCCGAAGAACACGCCGTTCGGCACCACGGTCCTGACCATGAACAACGCCAATGTTGTCTTCCGGGACGGCATCAAGAACTTCGACGACGACGTCACCGTGCCCGACCTTCGCCGGCTCTACGACTGGAACATGCAGTTCAACCCGAACCAGGAGATCAAGGGCGACTACGACGTCAAGGCGACCGGCTCCTCGGTGCTCCTGGTGCGCGAGATGCAGGCGCAGAGCCTGATGGCGATTGCCATGAACTTCGGCGGCCACCCGGTCTACGGCCCGATGCTGAAGAACCGCGACCTGTTGAGGAAGATATTCCAGGCGCACATGATCCCGGCCGACGAGGTGATGCTGTCCGACGAGCAGATCGACGCCGTGCTGGCGATCGCCGCCGAGCAAGCCAAGAAAGACGCCCAGCCCGACAATTCGGCCGAGCTCGCGCAGATCAAGCGCCAAACCCAGATGGATCGCATCAAGGCCGACATCGAGATCGCCAACATGGATGGCGACTACAAGCTCAGAGCCGCCAAGTTCGCCCGCGACACCGCGATGATGACGCTCGCCGCCGCCCAGAACATGGACATGGAGAAGCTCCGGGCCATGCTTGAGAAGAGCGACAAGGACAACCAGGTCGCCATTGCCATCAAGCAGATGGACGTCAACACCAAGGAGCGCGTCGCGGCAGTCGAGGCTGCGGTGACGCAGAAGCAGCCGGCAGGCGAGCAGCATGGAGGCGGCTATTTCTAAGATCGACATCGCCAGCGAGACATGGAGCACGGTGCGCCGGTATTGCGAGGAGAGCATCGCGGCACGGACCGAGATCGTCCTGCGCACCGGCCTCAGCGACCAGGAATACGATGCCGCGCGCGGCGAGATTGCCGCCTATCGCGCCATCCTGGCGTTGAGCCAGCCGCTGAATGTCGAGCCGGCCGGCGACTATTCCAAGCGCAAGGACCGGTCTGGAATCTAACGAGGAAGCCAGCACATGAGCACTGAAGACAAGGACGCCGCCGACAAGGTGGTCGAAACTCAACCGAACACGCCGCCGGCCGAGCAGCAGCAGGCCGATCCGCCAGCCGAGGCGCTCTCGGCCGAGCAGCAGGAAGAGGACGAGGCCGCGAAACTGTGGGCCGAGTTCCCCGATCACGGCGCCGAGAAGAAGCCGGAAAAGACCAACGGCGAAACGGTTTCGAACGAATTCACAGAATCGCCAGCGGATAAGAGTAAGGATGCTGCCGTTGGTGAGCAGGACAAGGCAGCAGCGGCGCCGGCAGGCGACAAGGCAGCCACTCCCCCTCCCGGCAAAGACATCTGGGCCGACGCGTCCCCCGAGCTCCGGGCAGCGCATGAAGCCGAGATGGCTGCTCTCCGCAAGACCGCGAACGACGCCAAGGCGCACGCAGGTCGGATGCGCAAGCAGTTCGAGGAGCTGAAGGTCTCTGCCGACAGGGCGGCGGACAAACCGGGCTCCAAGCTAGGCGACACGCTCGACCAGGGCCTCGCTGACTATCCCGAGATCGCCCAGCCCGTCAAAGACGCGCTCGCACCGATCGAAAAGCGGCTTGAAGTCCTCGACCGGATCCAGGCGGACCAACGCTCCGCGCAGACCGAAGAGGTCAACAGGCACATTCAGTCGCAGCAACAGCTTCTGGAGCAGGCACATCCGAATTGGGAAGCAGAGTACATTCAAGGTCCGCTGGCCAAACAGTTTTACGACTGGATCAAATCACCGGACCGCCCCGTGAAATTCGTCAAGACCGTGTTCGAGACCAACTCCGACCACATCTTCGACGCCTCTGCCGCCATCGAAGTGTTTGATGCCTTCAAAGCTGACATGTCTGGGACTGGCCCGACGCCCGGCAACGGGCAAACTCAGGAGCTCAGTGCCAAGCGCGCGGCGCAACTGGACGGTTCACGTTCTCCCAAGACGCCAGGCGGACCGCCAAGGGTGTCAGGGATCCCGAAGGAAGGCGATCCCCAGGCAATCTGGGCCGCATTCGGTGACGACAACGCGGACGACAGGCTGACAAGACGCCGTGTGTGAGGGGTGACTGAGCGGCTCCGATAGGACCGCTTCAATGACGACCACAGCCTATGCCTCACCCGGCATTTCCCAGCGCACCAACGTCTACGCCGAAAAGGAGATGTTGCGCTGGGCCAAGCCCGTAATGGTGCTCGAGAAGCTTGGCCTGGCCAAGCAGATGCCGAAGAACAAGTCCGACACCATCAAGTTCCGCCGTCCGCGTGTCTTCGCGGCCGTCAACGTGCCCCTCGTCGAGGGCGTTACCCCGACCGCCGTCGCCTTCTCCTATGAAGACGTCCAGGTCTCCATGAAGCAGTACGGCATGGTCGTCGAGATCACCGACAAGATCGAGGACATGCACGAGGATCCCGTCCTCAACGACGCCACGATCCAGGCCGGCGAGAACATCGGCCGCACCATCGAGGCGCTCAACTATGCCGTCGTGCGTGCCGGCACCAGCGTCTTCTACGCCAACGGCACCGCCCGCACCGCGGTCAACACGCCGGTCTCACTCAACAAGTTCCGCGCCGCCGTCCGCTACCTCAAGTCGCAGAAGGCGATGAAGATCACGAAGATCCTCTCCGGTTCTTCCGACTTCGCCACGCGGCCGGTCGAGGCGTCCTTCGTCGCGGTCTGCCATACCGACGTGGAATCGGACATCCGCAACCTGGCCGGCTTCACGCCCGTTGCCGAATACGGCCAGCGCTCGCCGATCTCCGAGAACGAGTTCGGCACCGTCGAGGAAATCCGCTTCATCACCTCGGCCGACCTCGCCCCGTTCGCCGATGCCGGCGGCGCCAAGGCCGGTGCTTCCGGCACCATGGTCTCGACCTCCGGCACCTCGGCCGACGTCTACCCGATCATCATCTTTGGACAGGACGCATGGGGGATGGTCGCCCTGCGCGGGCAAGGCGCGATCTCGCCCTCGATCATCCCGGTCGGTCAGAAGACCAAGGACGATCCGCTCGGCCAGCGCGGCTATGTCGGCTGGAAGACCTGGTACGCGGGCCTCATCCTCAACCAGACCTGGATGACCCGCATCGAGGTGGCCGCGACCTTCCTGAGCTAAGCGCTCTGATGATTTGCCGGGCGGGGAGTGTTTCTCCGCCCTTGAAACCTTAGCCAGCCCCTTGAACCGGGCAGTTCAATGAAGGAGCCATCCAATGCATGGTGGTCACGTAAAAATCGGGCAGGTCGTCGGTCTTGGCGCAGCCCTCAACGTTCAGCTCGGCTTCGTGCCGAAGTTCGTGGAACTCTTCAACATGACGGACGGCGACATCATCACGTCCGCCTTCCTGCAGTGGGTCATCCCGTTCTCGTCGGGCGGCACCAATCAGATATCGATCGGTGACAAGATCAAGGGCGCGACCTCTGGCGCAACCGCGATCGTCGAGGACGTGCTGCTTGCCTCCGGCTCGTGGGCCGGTGGCGATGCTGCAGGCTTCTTCGTCGTGCAGGAAGGCTCGCTCGTCGGCACCTTCGGCTCGGAGAACGTCTACGACACCACGACCCAGGCGGCCGCCGGCATCGACGATGCCACAGTCACCGTCAACGTGGTGCACAACGTCGCCACCACGACAGCGGTGGCCGGCGCAACCGGCACTTCGGCAATCTCGCGCCTGGAAGGCACCGCTGGAACGTCCGGCGCTGGCTTCACCATCGGCTCGGTGATCGCCGAGGCGGCCAAGTGCCTGCGCTACGTCGCCTACCAGGGCGATTGAGCCGGGCCGCTTTCAACCTCTAAAGGATAGAAAGGGGCTCAAATGCTCAATATAGCTGAACGCCGGCAGTTTGCTCAGGAAGCCTGGGCCGGCGACACGCGTGCTCTCAACAGGCTGTGGCTTCATTACACCGAAGCCACGCTTATCCCGGCAGGGTCCACCTTGTCTCTCGTGGAATCGCTCCACGAAGGCAAGACGATCTTGCTCGATACCGCGGCCGGCTCGACCGTGACGCTGCCGGCGTCGACGGGAGGCGGTGCGAAATATCGCTTCTTCGTCAGCACCGTTCCGACCTCGAACTCGCACATCATCAAGGTCGCCAACTCGACCGATGTGATGTCGGGCATTGTCCTCGAGGCCCAGGATGGCGGCGCCGGTGCAACGCTGGCGTGGCAGACTGCGGCCTCGTCCGATACCATCACGCTCAATCGCACCACCACTGGTGGCACGATCAAGGGCGAATGGATTGACGTCGAGGACATCGCAGTCGGCTTCTGGGCCGTGCGCGGCGCTCTTGCCGGCACCGGCACCGAGGCCACGCCGTTCAGCGCCACGGTCTGATCTTTCGGGCGGGACGAGCAATCGCCCCGCTCTTTCCTTTTCAACAACGACGAGGGTCTGACGATGACCACCACCACCTTCAAGAGTGTCGGCGGCACGAGCAATCCCGCCAAGGGCAAGCAGAAGGCAGCGCTGGCGGCAGCCAAGAAGAAGCCGGCCGCAAAGCCGGAAGCGCCTGCCAAGGCCGCAACGGCTGCGAAGCCGGCACGCGACCCGAACACCGTCACCATCAAGGGCGAAGGCACACTCCCCGTCTTTGGCGATGGCGCCATGCGCCGCCTGCCCAAGGGCAAGCCGGTCAAGGTCTCCGCGGCCGAGCTCGCCTTCCTGAAGCGGTCCAAGGTCGCCCTGGCCTGATCGCACTGACATCAACGAGGAACCACTATCATGCAGAAGATCGCAATCGCCGACGCGTCGGCAAAGCAGCTCGCCGATTTCGCCGAAACATCGCTCGGCATCGAAGGCGTCGACTACCGACTGGGCAAGGCCAAGATCGAAGAGAAGATGCGCGCCGTGATGTACGACAAGGACTTCATCGAGGTCGCGGATGAAGAGGCGCCGATCCAGCGCATTGACCCGCCTGCGGGCGAAAGCAGGCGCCGCATGGCGACGATCATGATCCCCAACCAGGAAAAGGCCGGCGGCACCGAGCCGGTTCCCGTGGCCGTCAACGGGCGGCAACTCTTCATCCCGCGGCAGACGCCGCAGACCATCCCCTGGGAATACATGCACGCGCTCGACAACGCCAAGAAGCTGCTGTACGCGACCGACGAGAACGGGTCGCTGCTGCCGAATCCTTCGGAGGCGCATGAGTATCCATTCTCGATCGTCCATGAGGATCCGGAGCCGATCGTCGAGAAGGCCGCCTGACAGTGGACTTCCTGACGCTTTGCAACCAGGTCGCGTCCGATAGCGCTACGTTCGGCGAGGACGCGATCTCTACCGTTGCCGCCGCGACCGGGCGTCAGGCAAAGGTCGTGCGCTGGACCAACATGGCCTGGCGCTCGATCCAGAATGCGCATGTCGCGTGGCGCTGGATGCAGTCGGAGTTTTCTCTCTCGACCGTGATCGATACCCAGCGCTATGCCGGGACCAGCGCCAACGACACCCTGGTCGTACCGCCGGCGCCGATCACCCGTTTTGCCGAATGGATCAACTCCGGCCTGCGCGAGGACCGGTTCCGCCTCTACGATTCCACCATCGGTCTCGCCGACATCGGCCCGCTGCGGTTCGTGCCGTGGGAGAAGTTCTACCCGGTGCGCGTCAACACCAGCGCCGCCAGCGGCAAGCCGACCATGTTCTCGATCGACCCTGCCAACAATCTGTGCCTGTCGCCGGTGCCCGACAGCGCCAACTACGTCGTGGTCGGCCCGTATCGCAAGAGCGTGCAGACGCTGGCAGCCGACGGCGACGTCCCCGAGATGCCGGCCGACTTCCACGATGTGATTTCGTCCGTCGCCACCTCCTTCCTGCAATTGCACGACGAGGGCCTGCAGTTGCTGCCCTTGTGGAAACTGCGGGAGAACCTCGACTTCTGCCGGCTCGAGGCGCGGCAGCTTCCACCAATCACCTTCGCGGGGCCACTTGCCTGATGCAGACCACGCAGACCATCCTCATGCAGGGCGGCCTGGACCTGGTGACGCCGCAGGTCTCCATGCCGCCCGGCCGTGTGATTTCCGCGCTCAACTATGAGCCTGACACCAACGGCTATACCTCGACGGCCGGCTATGAGCGCTACAGCGGCAAGCCATCCCCGTCCGACGGCGTAACCCAAGACGACATCGATGCGCGACGCGCGGCCATCGCAGCCGTGCCGGGCACTGGCCCGGTCAGGGGTGTCACGGTCTACAACAGCGTGGTCTGGGCCTTCCGCGACCAGAACGATGGCACCGGCGCCATGTTCAAGTCGACGGACGCCGGCTGGGTGCAGCAGACATTTGGCTCGACCCTTGCATTTACGCTCGGCACCGCCGCGTTCACGGAAGACACGGTGGTGACGGGCGGGACTTCGGGTGCCACGGCGACGATCAAAAGGGTCGTCGTGCAGTCAGGCGCCTGGGACGGTAGCGCCGCTGGGTTCCTCGTACTCAGCGGCGTTACCGGAACTTTCTCGGCCGCCGAGACCATCACGTCGACACCGGGCAGCGCAAAGGCGTCCGGCGCGCAGGCGGCGATCACGCTTCCGCCTGGCGGCACCTATGAGTTCGTCACCCACAATTTCTACGGCGCGGCCAAGTCGCTGCGGCTTTATTTTGCGAACGGGGTGAGCTCAGCCTTCGAATGGGACGGCACGACCCTTGCGCCGATCAAGAGTGGCACCAGCACGGGCACGACGTTCTCCTATCTGCTGACCGCCGGCGGACCGCCGGACAGGGTGCTGACCGCCGCTGGTGACCGCATCATCATGGGCAGCGACGATATCGACAACCCGGCCTATATCGAGGAATACCGCAATCACCTGTTCCTAGGCTATTCAGTTGGGGCAATCGTCTTCTCAGGCCCCGGTCTGCCACTCGATTACCGCACGGCCGCCGGCGCCGGCACATTCGCCGTCGGCGATGAACTGACCGGCCTGCTTATCGCCGCCACGGCGCTCGTGGTGTTTGGCCGCGGTCTCATCGAATATGTTGCCGGCAACAGCGTCGATGATTTCCAAAAACTGTCCATTACGATTTCCGCCGGCGCGGTGCTGCGATCGCCGCAGGTCTTCGGCGAAAGCCCGATCTATCTGGACGATGGCGGCTTGCGGCGCCTGACATCCAGCGCAGCCTATGGCGACTTCCGGTCTGGGACCGTCACGCAACTGCTGGAGCCTCTCTTTAGGGAGAAGCGGATGGCGATGGTCGTGCCGAACGCCTCGCTGGTGGTCACGGCCAAGGATCAATATCGGATGTACTGGAACGATGGTTCCGGCGTCGTGGTCTATGTAGGGCGAAAGTATCCCGAGACATTGCCCTTCAAACTGCCGGTCACGTTCTTCTCCTCATGTGTCGGCGAAACGAATCCTGGTCTGGGAGACCGCCTGTTTGCCGGCGGCACGGACGGCTATGTCTACGAGCTCGACAAGGGCACGTCCTTCGATGGTGCGGCGATCTCCACCTACCTGAGGCTCGCCTTCAACAACCTGAAATCGGGCACGCAGAACAAGACCTTCCACAAGTTCACTGCGGACGTGCTGTGCGACGACACCATTGCCATTGGCGTCAAGTTCGACGTCGATTATGGACGCAACCTTGGCGGCGCGCAGGGCAATGAGGTGGCCTCTGCAGGGTCTCCAATCATAACCACGGAGGTCTACGGCGCGGTCGACTGGACGGTGCCCGTGCAGGGCGAACTCACCCACTATCTCTACGGCTTCGGCCGCAATGTCGCGGTGACGCTCGTGACGTCTGCCACCGACAAGGCACGACACACCTTCCCATCCTCGACACTCAACTTCAGCCCGCGCGGCCTGGTGCGATAGATGGCCTTCTGGCGCGCCGAGCTGCTGAAGGTCGTCGCTGATTTGAAGCAGCGCCAGCCGCTCGATGCGCACTTGACATCCTGGGCGGCGGTCAACCGCGCGGCGGGCCTCGATGCCTTTGCGGCAGCGCCATCCTCGGCGAATCTGCGGGCGCTGCTGACCGATGAGACCGGCACCGGAGCGGCGGTGTTTGCCGGCGCGCCCACGATCACCGGCATTCCGATCTTCTCGGGCATTCCCTCGCTTGCCGGCGGCGCATTGTCCTTCCCGGCAACGCAGGTTCCGTCTGCCGGCGCCAATGATCTGGATGATTACGAGGAGGGGACTTTTACCCCCTTGCTGACATTCGGCGGTGGTTCGACAGGGATAACTTACACAAGGAATGGGGGATGGTATACCAAGACAGGCAATCTTGTTGTTGGTGGTTTTGAGATTTTGCTTTCGGCGAAAGGGTCATCGACCGGCACGGCTCTGATATCCATTCCCTTTACGTCAGCTATAACCGCCAGCCATTATGCCGCTAACGTGATCTGGTTTCAGTCCATGACGGGCTTAACCGGCGCTTTGCAGGGACTCATCCCCAATGCCGCCACAACAATGCAAGTTGGCCAGACTGCCGCGACGGGTGTTTCTCAGATCTCCGACACTTCCTTTACGAGCACATCCCGCCTTGGCGGTAGCTTTGCCTACCATGTCTAAAAGGGGACACTTATGGCGCTCACCGAAAGAACCGACTTCGGCTCGATAAGCATCAATGCGGATGGCGTGATCCAGGTCCGAATGGACCGCGTGATTCTGGACGGTACGGACGAAGTTGCGCGGAAGTACAATCGATCCGTCTTCACACCCGACATGGACCCGGCCACCCTTCCGGCAAAGGTTCGCAGGATCGCCAACGTCGTTTGGGATGCGGCGACCGTCGCCGCCTACAAGGCGGCCCATCCAGCCGGCGCGTAATCGGCCCAGCCAACAAAATCGACAGGCGCCGCGTGATAAGAAATGCCAGGCAATACGAGGAGCCAGCAGCCATGGACGGAATAAATCAACTCGATCTCATCACGCAGCGCGTTCTCAGCCTTCAGGTCAAGACCCTGACCGACGAGCTCGGGCAGGCAATGGCCGAGCTTGAGCAGACGCGCAAGCGCATCGCCGAACTGGAAGCGCCGCCGGCCGAAACCAGCGAAGACTGACGCAGGCGCACTAAAAGGGGCACCACCCGATGGCCGACCAAAACATCAACAACATGACCGTCATCTGGAACTCGGGTGGCACGACGTTCTCTGCGGTCAAGATGAACGTCACCGACACGGCCTCGGCGGCTGCGTCCTTGCTGCTGCAGTTTCAGGTCGGCGGCAGCGACAAGTTCAAGGTCGGCAAGGACGGCACCATCACCGGGGCGGGAAACCTGTCGATCGCCGGCAATGGGACGATCAGCGGCAACCTGACCGTATCTGGCACGCTGACGGCATCAGGCATCACCGGCGCCGTGACAGGCCCGGCCTCGTCGACCGACAATGCGATCGCCCGCTTCAATGGAACCGGCGGCGGGGTGATCCAGAACTCTGGCATCATCGTCGACGATAGCAACAATCTAACGCTGGGGGGGATTCTTCGCAGCACGGGCGCAAATCCAGCGATCTATATCGGCGGCGGTGACACCAGTACCGGCACGGCGTCGATCGAAATTGGCCAGAGCCGCACGGCCAACGGTGCTGCTGTTATCGATCTCCACGGCCAGACCGGCACCGATTATGACGCCAGGATTATTCGAAACGGCGGAGCCAATGGGTCTCTGCAAATAGTGAACAACGGCTCGGGCGGTATTGCGCTCACTGGCAATACGACCATCACCGGCACACTGGCCGCGAGCGGCGACTTTTCCGCTGCCGCCGGCACCTTTTCTGCCGCCGTTTCCGGAACAACCGGCACGTTTTCCGGTTCCGTCACATCGAGCTCCAGCTTCCTGAGTTCAGGGGTCAATGCGTTCCTCGCAAACAATGGATCTTCCGGCGGCGTATACTTGCGACCGAATGGAGTGGGTTCAACCTCCGGCCAGCTCCTGGTGGCATCATCCGGTGCCACGTCGATCAACGGCAATACGACCATCAACGGCACGCTGACGGTGACAGGATGACGCTCGGCGCTTCACCACAGCCTGCGGATGTTGTGGCCGAACTCGGACTGAGTTTGCCTTACACCTTCCAGAAATCCGATCCAAAGCCCTGGTGGCTGGCTGATTTGACTACTGCCAGCAACATCGTGTTTCCGACCAGCTTCGCGAACAAGCAATCAATCAAGCAGGTCGACGTCACCGCATTGAGCGCCCTGGGGACCTCTCACTCTTTTGCAGGAGTGAACTTCGGCACGGATTTTACCGGTCGGGTGATTTTTGTCGTTGTCGCCGCTTTGACCAAAGCATCGGCTGATACTTCGGGATGGTCTCTTTCGGGGGGAACTATCGGTGGGCAGGCGGATGCCGGTCCGGGCGGCATGGTATGGTTTCAAGGAGGGAGCGGATCAACCGTTTTCACAGGCAGCGCGTCAATGCGGGCGCAACCCAGCGGAACATCGGGGACGATTTCGTTCAACACGGCTACGCAGACTAGATGCATATGCACGGTGCTCTCTATCGCGAACTGCCATTTGACGTCCACTGATTCTGGCTCGGCCGGCGTCAGTTCAACTGGCGGTTCCACGTCGCTTAATGTGCCGACGAACGGCATCTTGATCAGCGGTGCTGTCAAAAATAATACGAACACCATCGGCTATTCCGGCATCACGCTGCGAGGGCAACAGTCCCCGCTCGCTGGGTATCAAATCGCTTGGGGATGGGATAACCGTCTGTCGCTACAATCTGGGCTGGCGGTCAGCTTCTCATCCACGGGATCGGCCGCCTGCGCTTTCGGAGTAAGTAGCCACACCCAGCCTTAGTCCGGATGGTCAGACGGCCAACCGTTGCAATGCCCGACCTCATGGCGAAGAACCGCTCGTGGCGTGGCGCGCATATAGGTCTTGTCGACAATCCATATTTCGCATCGGCCATTTTGCGGTTTTGTCGAGCAGCCGTGCTGGATCATTGAGCGCTTGCCGAGCAGCTTTTCGCAGACATCGACAATCTGCGGCTGTGGCAAGCGGTGGATGATCAGCTTCCCTGAATAGGGATGGTCGAACCTGGCCGGCGGGTTCCATGTCGGGTCCATCTTCCCTGCGAATGAAGGGCCGACCATCGCCAGACAGAAGAAGACCAGGGCAAGAGCGCGCAGCATTTCTCTAATATGAGGCGCGCGAGGAATTTCTACAATCCCCGGCGCGCACGGACTTTTCGGCGGTTGGCAATATCTTCTGCCGGACATCGAAAGGGCATTCCATGGCTAGTCCTCTTGCAACGCCGACGCTGACCCCTACCGCAACCCCTACCACCTATGGCGAAAACGACGTCCAGAACCGCGTGAAGAACATCGCCTCGCAGGACTCGGCGCTCAACCAGATGGCGAGGACAGAAGCCGCCAAGGTGATGAACTCGCGCGGCATGCTCAACTCCTCCATGTATGCCGGCGCCGCGCAGGACGCGGTGCTGCGCCAGGCGGTGCCGATCGCCAGTCAGGAATCCAGCCAGGCGTTCCAAGGCCACGAAGCCGGGCTTCAGCGCGCCTCGACCGAAGGCATGCAGGCAAAGGACATCGCATCGCAGCAATTGATGCAGCAGAAGTCGCTTACCGCGGCAGAGCAGTCTCAGATCAGGGATATCAGGAGCAGAGAAGGCCAGGCTGCGGCCGACCGGGCGCAGGCGCAACTGCTTCAGCAGAAGGACATCGCGTCTCAGAAGTCTCTGCAGCAGGCCGACATCGGCTTCAGGACAGGGCAGGGCGCGCTCGACCGCGCTTCGCAGGAGAAGTTGGCAAGCTGGAATTTGAAGAGCACCGACCGCAACGCGGCCGCGCAGTTCCTGACGAACATGGAAACAATGTATCAGTCGGCCTACCAGTCAGTAATGTCCAATCCTAATCTTGACGCTACACAGCGAACGGCGCAACTGACTGCTGCCAAGACGATGCGGGACAAGCAGTTGAACTTCGTCGAGCAGATGTACAACATCGATTTGAATTGGTGACGGAGATATACTTGAAGCCAGCACGTATATGCTCTGTTGAAGGCTGCGGCAAGCCCGTGTTTGGGCATGGCTGGTGCAATGCGCACTACAGCCGGTGGCGCCGGCATGGCGATCCGTCATGCGGCTCAACAGCGCCGGGCGAGGCCCAACGGTTCTACCGCGAGGTCGTACTTACATACGACGGCATCGACTGCCTGATCTGGCCGTACGGCAAGGCAGGTCTTGGCTATGGCATCATTCATGATGAAAGCGGAGCCAATCGGTACGTCCATCGTCTCGTCTGTGAGGAGTTGCATGGACTGGCGCCAACATCTGAGCATGAGGCTGCCCACTCCTGCGGTCGCGGACATCAAGGCTGCGTCGCCAAGCGTCATCTGTCGTGGAAGACATCAGCAGGCAACAAGGCAGACCAATTGATCCACGGTACTCGCATTCGCGGAACGTCCCAATGGAATTCCAAGCTAACTGAAAGCGACATCCGTGAGATCAGGGCGCTTCGCGGTGTTCAGCATCAGAAGCATACTGCAGTGCGGTTCAACGTGACAAAAAGCCAGATATCGAGAATCCAAAAACGGCAGGCGTGGGGATGGGTGGCATGACTGTACGCCCAGCCAAAGCCACCGATATCCCGGCGATCGTGAACTTCCTCATCGAGTGCCACGCGTGCTCACACTACGGCGGCGGCTTGGTCAACGTCGATGTCGTCCACACCAAGAAACTTCTCCTCATGGCCATCCATCGGCATGGACATAAGACAGACAACGCATGCTGGGCAGAAGTGGTAGAGCACGCTGGTCAGATTTGCGGCCTGATGGTGGCCACGATGGCGCGCGTGTATTCGATTGGCGATAAGCTAATGGCTACCGACGTGATCTTCGCGACCAACGGGTTCGCCCAGCCGAGCGATGCAGGACGTTTGCTTCTTGGCATGGTCCAGTGGGCGAAGCGTTCGCCGTTCTGCGTCGAGATCAAATGCGGCGTGACAGCGGTAATCGGCGATCCAGAACGTGCAGGCAAGCTTCTTCAGAGGCTTGGCATGAAGCGCTATGGATCGATCTTCAGGATGGAATTTGAAAGGACACAAACATGAGCGGCGTGGTCAGTTCTATCGGGAAGGTCTTCTCGAGCGTCGTCAGCGGCGTCTCGACTGCCATCGGCAGCGCGGTATCGGGTGTCGGCGCCATTGTCGGCACGGCGGCATCGGCGGGCGCCAGCCTGTTCGGTGGTGGGGGCAGTTCTCTCCTCGGCAGCCTTACCGGAAGCGGCGGCATTCTGGGCAACCTGCTCAATGGCGTCATGAACGTCACCAGCAAGGGACTGGGCGGCCTGGTCGAGACAGGCTCGCAACTCGTCGGAGGCGCGACCTCGGCGCTCGGCGGCGGCATGGCGTCAGGGGCCGCGGCCGGAGCGGGAGCAGCGGCCGGAGGTGCCGCGATCGCGCCAAGCTTCCTGTCCAAGGCAGGCGATTTCCTCACCAGTGAAACAGGGGCAGGGCTGGTCGGCGGCATTGGCAAGGGGCTGATGGCCTACGAGCAGATGCAGGCAGACGCGAAGGAAAAGCAGAAGGATCGCGACTATCTGCTTGGCAAGGAAATGCGGATTCGCGACAGCTACAACGTCGCGCCGGACGCTCTGCCCAACGGGGCCGCAGCCGGTCCTGCCGATCCGACGCAGCGTCCGGCACCTGCAACCCAGTACAGCCGAGACTTCGATTTCGTCTACGATCCCGAGCTTGGGCGTATCGTCAAGAAGGGAGCGTAATCCATGGTCGGCAGCATGAGGAGCGGCGATTCCCCCTCTGCCAGCGGGAACAACGGCGGGCTCGGTGGCCCAAATTCCAACAACTCCGGCAACAGCAATTCCTCGTCGAGCAAGGGCAACTCGCCATCGAGCAGCGGCAATAATGGCGGCTTGGGCGGGCCGACGTCCAACAACTCCGGTAATAGCGGCAGCAAATCGTCTCCATCGAGCAGCGGCAATAATGGCGGACTCGGCGGGCCTACGTCGAATAATTCTGGCAATCGAAGCTCACCCAGCGGCGGGTCTTCGCCAGGCGGGTCGGGCGGCAACAGCAATGCCAATGGCGGCGGCAATGGCGGCGGGCTCGGCGGCGGAAATTCTTCGAGCCTGGGCGGCGGCAACGGCGGGCTCAATTCCGCAGGCAATCGCGCCTCCGGGGCAGGCCCTGGCGCATCAGCCAACAGAAGCACGACCGGTAACGGATACGGCGGCGTCTCCTCGCCAGGCGTCGGGGCTGGGCTGAACTCGGCCGGGAATCGCGCCAGCGGAGCGGGTCCAGGGGCATCGAGCAATAGGACAACGACCGGCGCCGGCTATGGTGGCACTCCCAATTCGACGCTCAGCGGCGGCATGGCGTCCTTCAATGCCAGCCAGGACAAGACCAGGCAGGGCGATCTGGCGCAGCAGGCGCGGGACTCCGAAACCCAGAGCATGAAGGATTTGGCGCGCGAGCGGGCGCTCGGCACCATCAGCAAAGCCGAAGTCGGCGTCAAAGACCCGTACAACACCCTTAGCGGTGGGGTGACAGCCGACCTCACAAGCATGACCGTCAAGGATGCGATAGCGCTGTCCAAGACGCAATGGGACGGCAAGCTGGCGAACGTGGTCGGAGCCTACCAGGTGAAGGACACCACCTTGGCAGCCGTCGCTACGAAAATGGGCCTGATGGATGCCAAGATGACGCCGGCCGTTCAGGACAAGATTGCGGTCGGGCTGATGCAGGAGCGCGCCAACAAGGCGACCGTCAACGGCCAGATCGATGTCGACAAGTTCGCCAAGGAACTGTCGAAGGAATGGGCCTCCGTAGCCGATCCGACGACCGGTGTGAGCCACTACGCCAAGAACGGCATCGACAAGGCATCCGTATCTGTTGCCGCCGCGCGCGATATGGCGAAGGACCTCGTCGCCAATGGCGTGGTCTCCCCCAACAAGTCGCTCGACAGCATCACATCCAAGGACGTCTCGTCGTTCCAGACAAAGGCTCCTGGCGTTGACCGGTTCTCCTCGACCTACATGGGGAAGTCTACATCGGCGGCATCAGTGGACGCCGCGCGCGCCACGGCGCAGGAGGCGGCAAAGGCGGGCGTTCAGAACGATCCGAGCGGTCTGCCGGCCGGCAACTATCCGGCGCACGTCGTTGGTAATGGTATAGCTCCATCGATTTCCACTCCCGCGAAGCAGGCTACGCCTGCGGCGCCCACACCAACGCCGGCCCCGCCGCGCCAGCGTTCGCTTGCCGAGAAGGTCGCCGCCGGCGCTATCGATGTCGGCCTAGGGATGCTGCCTGGCGTCGGCACGCCGGTCAGTTTGATCAATGGCGGCCTGGCGCTCACCGGCAACAAGACACTTGGCGAGCGGATCGCCGGTTCCATCGCTACGGGGGAGGGTGGTGGGGCCGGACCGGATAGCGGTGCCGATCGCCTTGGCGGCGGCCGGGGCGGCCAGGTCGTCGACAACAAGCAGAAGTCGACCGTGCCTAAAAGCGATGAAACCTTCGAGGATCGCTATATCAAGTTTATCGACCCGACGCCGCGGCCGAAGCCGGCGCAGAAGTGGGATTACAACACGCCCGGCTACGCCTAAAGCTTTGGCCGGATGAAGCAGGCGCCTTCGTCGATCTCCGTGCATTTGATCTGGCGCAGGGCGATCTCATGGTCGTTCTTGAAGGCGACAGCAGAGCCATCCGCCGAGACCTCGATCTTCAGGCCATTCTGATAGCCCCATTGGGCGCTGGTCGCGTTGCCGCAGTTGAAGTCCAGCTTGGTTTCCGCGCAGTCGCCGGCAATGCACAGGTTGGCGCGTGGCGCCGGCCCGAGGAAAGCCTGATCCTCCGCCCAGTTGCTGCAGCCGGCCCATGCTGGTCCTGTCCACATCAGAGCCAGCGCCATCAAGGTCTTCGTCATCTGTCTCTCCTCCTGCACGGTTTTGTCAGCCCCGGTGTGGCATGACTTCCCCAATCAATATGGGGCGTGGCAGATGGAAAAGCCAATGATGCAAGATCCTGGCCCGGTTCCAGCCGGCGCTGCGCAGCAGGCTCCCGAACCTACCGGCGACGATACAGGCGGCCCGGAGCCTTCCGGCGACGAGGCGGACGCCCAGCAGCAGGACACCGGCGCTGCACAGCAGGCCGCGCCCGAGGAGCAAGCGCAATACAACCAGTTCGTCGGCCGTGCCATGGAACTCATCTACAATCAGAAGATGTTCCCGCAGGTGGTCGAGATGCTGCGCGGCGGCCACGCCGAAGGCCAGGATCCCAAACAGGCCGGCGCCGCTTCTGGCCCGGCGCGCGGCCTTGCCAATGCGACCGCCATGATCATCACCCGCGTCTACAAGGCGGCGAGCGATGCCGGGGCACAGCTTTCGCCCGATGTCCTGTTCCATGGCGGCACCGAGATATTCGGGCAACTCGCCGAAATCAGCGACAAGGCGGGCATCAGCGATTACGCGAACGACCGCGACAAGTTGGAGAGTGCCTATTTCCTCGCCGTCGACACGGCCATGGAGCAGCTCAAGAATGCCGGAGTTGTCGACGAGGCGTCGGCGAAGCAGGCGCTGCAGCAGTTGCAAGGCATGGATGCCAAGGGCGAGCTCGAGCAGGTCTTCCGAGACCTCGATGCCAAGGACAAGGCGCAAGGCGGAGAGGCCGAAACCCCAGCCGAGGACCAGGCTGAAGGCGGCGTCGAGGAGCCTGCCGCCAACGACAACGGGCCGTCCGTGCAGGGCGGCATGGCGCCGCGGGAGATGAACTGATGGCCGGATTTGCCATGATCCTTGGCGGCGCGATGTCGGGATGGAGCGACGCCAAGCTCGACGAGATCAAGGCTGAGCGTGAGGCGCGCCTGCAGGAGCTCGAGGCGCAACGGCAGGACCGCCGCGCTGCCGACGAGCGTGATTTCCGTTCGAAGGAGGCCGAGATCGGCCGCAACTTCGAGGCCGGTCAGACCGACAAGGCCCTCGCAGCCCGCAGCGACGAGGCCCAGAAGGCACGCGATGCGTCCGGCGACCTCATCACCGACGACAAGGGCAACAGCTACTCGCGCACCGGTTCGACGGCAAAGCCGCTCGTCGACGACAAGGGCAACCCCGTCAAGGTGATGGTGACCGGCAAGGCGGCGGACAAACCGGCCGAGGTGTCGACCGCCGAATGGCTGATCCAGCAGGGCGTCGCGACAAACCCGGCGGAAGCCTGGAAGATGGTGCGCGCGGCCCGCGCCGATCCCGACAAGTCGCGCGCCTCGATCTACAAGGCATGGATGGATGCCCTGACCAAGGGCGCGATGGGCACGCCCGATCCGGTAGAACTGCAAAAGCAGGCGCAGGAAGCGACCGACAAGACGCTGACCTATCTCGATACGGAGCCGGCCGACAGCAGCGCCAAGCCGGGCGACACCGGCGCGGCCGGAGTCAAGCCAGGCGGTGTCGAAGGCCCGGGTGATGTGATCCCTGCCGATCCGGCCAAGCGCGTCATCGGCAAGATCTACAAGGCTCCGAACGGCAAGATCGCGAAATGGACTGGCAAGGGCTGGGAACTCATCCAGTGAACCTGCTTTCCGACGATGAGTTTCTCGGCGAGCCGGCGAGTGGCGGCAGCACGCTGCTGAACGATGATCAGTTCATGGGCGGCGCGACAGCGCCAGCCAAGCCAGCCGAGCGCTCTGCCGCCCCGACCGGCGATTTCAAGGGTCTCCTCGAACCTGGCAATGTCGATCTCGCCAAGCGCCCTGTGGTCAAGAATGAAGACGGCTCGGTCAGCACCGTGCGTTCGATGTCATTCGAGGAAGATGGCAAGGAAATCCTGATCCCGACTGTCTCGCCGGATGGCAAGCTTCTCGACGACAAGGCGGCAATCGACCTCTATCACAAGACCGGCCAGCACCTCGGCAAGTTCGACAACCCGGACGATGCAACTGCCTATGCGCAGGCGCTGCACGGCGCGCAGGCGGATTTCTATTCTGGAAAACCCGCTTCCGACCTGATGAGCGACGACGAGTTCATGGGTGGCGGCTCTGCCCCGGCCAGCGGCGGCGGCTTCATCGACCAGATCAAGAAGGGCTTCATCAGCGGTCTCGTCGACCAGAATCCGCAGATGGTCGGCAACGCCATGGAGGCGATTGCCGAACTGAGCGAACCGAGCGGCGCGGCGCATGCCGGCGATATCGTCGGCCGCATGGTCCCCACCGAACCGGGCGGCAAGATCCGCCCCATGGAAGAAACCCCGCAAACGCTTCGCAATCTCGCCGATCAGGTCAAGGCATGGGGCGCGCAGGGCGCGGAGACGCGCCAGCCGAACGTGCCGAGCGTCACCTCGATCAGGACGGACTCCCTGTCCAACATGATCAGCGATGCGGCGGACTATGCCGGCTATCTGATCGGCTCAGGTGCCGGAACATCGGCACCGAGCCTTGCCGCCGGCGTGGCTGGCGCGGCAGTCACAAAGAGCCCGCTCGGCTTCATCGCCAGCGCCGCCGGCCCGTCCTACGTCCAGAACCTTGGCGACACCTACGGCGCCCTTCTTGAAAACGAAGGCGTGAAGAAGGCAATCGCGGACGGCAAGATCACCCGAAAGCAGGTCGCCAGCATCGCGGCCGAGGCGGCTATACCCATGGCGGCGCTCGATGCGGCGTCGCTGGAAGGGGTGGTCGGGCTCAACGCCACGGGCCTGAAGCAGAACATCGTCAAGCGCCTGATGCAGCGCGTCGTCACCGGTGCGCTGACGGAAGGTGCTACCGAAGGTGTGCAACAGGTCATCCAGGAAGCGGCGATCGACGTGGCGGGCGGCGACAAGACGCTGGCCCAGCAAGCCGTATCGGTCATCGACAACGCCATTGGTGGCGCGCTCGCCGGCGGAACCATGAGCGCGGGCGCATCTCCCGCTGCCGGTCACCAGGCGCATGAAGCGGCGCCACCGATTGCCGAACAGGGTATCCCGCAGGGCGCGGCATCGGCCGACACGCTCTTCGGGCAGGAATCTGCGGGTGGACCTCCTCCCCCGTCCGCAGATACGGCCGCAGGCGGACCTCCTCCCCCGCCTGCGGCCACCATCGATGTCGAGAAGGACCGGCCGAACAGTCCGCGCCTGACCCCGGAAGACCGGGCGTCGCCGCTGCCCAATGATCTCATCGACGATGGCAAGAAGATCTTCGACGAGGCGCTCGGCGCCGGCAAGAAGCAGGCGGCCACCGAGCCAGCGGCCGAAATCCCGCCGCTTGGCCATCCAGCAGCCCCGCCAGCAAGCGCGGAGCCTGTCGCCGGTCCGGCTGTAGCGGAAGCGGCGCCTGCGCCTCCCGTGCAGCCAGGAATGGTCAGGGTCTATCACAGCGGATCAGTTGGCGAAGGTGACTCTGGTCGCTGGGTGAGCACCAACCAGAAATATGCTTCCGACTATCGGAGCGATCTCCCGCTGCATTATCTCGACATCCCTGCGAATGACCCACGCATCAACAATGCCGATATCCCAGAGCAAGGCGTCAAGCAGGGCTTCACGTTCAATTTCGAACTGAAACCAGACGAAGCCGCGCGCCTTCGTGTCATGCCGCGTGCAAATCCGGCATCCGCGCTCCTCCCCGATCATGCCTTCCTCACCACAGGGCAGACCAACCCGGAACCGACGCCGGGTCAGGCCGAGGCAGGAAACTACGCCAAGCGCAAAGTCCAGGTGCACGGGCTCGATGTCTCGATCGAGAACGAGAAGGGCGGCACGCGCCGCTCCAAGCCAGGCGCGGCCGAGCCCTGGGAAGTCACCATGCCGGCCCACTACGGCTACATCCGCCGTACCAGTGGCGCCGATGGCGACCAGGTCGACACCTATCTCGGCGATCATCACAGCGACAAGGTCTATGTCATCGACCAGATCGACGCCGGCACCAAGGCGTTCGACGAGCACAAGGTGATGATGGACTTCCCGTCGCGCGAAGCGGCGGTGCAGGCCTACGAGCAGGCGTTCAGCGACGGCAAGGGCGCACAGAGGATCGGCGCCGTGACCGAGATGCCGATGTTCGGCTTCAAGTCGTGGCTGAAGAACGGCGACACCACGCAGCCGCTTTCCTATACCGGCCCGACATCGCCTTCGGTAAACCAGGTTCCCGAAACCGCCGTCCCAGGTCAACCACCTTCCGCGCCGGCGCCGGTCGACGTCAGGCAGCGCAATGCGCCCATCCAGAAAGGCCCGCGCGACATCATCCAGTTCCTCGCCCAGCAGGGCGGCGTACAGGATTTCAAGGGCGAGCTGCGCGCGATCGATGCGCACAAGACCTTCGTTCCTGGCGTCGGCAAGCTGATGCGCGAGAAGGGCGTGCCGCTCGACACCGCCCGAGAGGCCGCGGCCGAGATGGGCTATTTCGACCATCTCTACGGCGACCGGGCCACCGCAACCGAGAAATCGACGGTTGCCGATCTTCTGGATCTGATCGCCGAGACGCGCCGCGGCAACCGCCAGTATGTCGCCGGAGAGCAGGGCACGGGCGCGGCGCCGCAAGAGGTCGATCGCCAGCAGCAGGAGATCGAGGCCCTGGCGAAGGTGCACGGGCTGCAACTCACCGAAAGCCTGACCTCCGAAATTCTCGACCGGATGGCGAGCGGCATGGCGGCGGACGAGGCCATTGTCGACGTGCTCGAGCGCGAGTCTCTTGCAATCGAGCATGAGACGGAAGATATGAATGGGCAGGGAGAACAGGCTCTTGACGAAGAAATCCCATTTGACGCAGGGCCAGCGGTCGCAACTGGCGAAAAACCATCGGATCAGGGCCGTGATCGGCAAGGGTCTGTCGAAGGATCAGCGCGAGAGGCTGCGCCGCAGCGCGAGCAATCTGGAAGCGCTGAACCGGATGGAAGCGGGCCGAAAGGCGAAGTAGCGCCCAGCTTCCTCCAAGGCTTCAACGCAGAGGGCCGTGCGGCCTTCGACGCGATCCAGCCTGCCAATAGAGACATTGCCATTCGTCTCGGTCGCAAGATCGACGAAATGCGCGCGGCCGGCGACACCGAGCGCGCCGATCGGCTTCAGACCAAGCTCGACAGCATCATCGATTCGATCATGCCGGCGACTGCGCCAGATGGTGGGGCGAAGCCTCAAGGCCCGATCCGCGCAAATGGCCGCATGGTCACGCCAGAGGTGGCCCGCCGTGCGATGAAAATTCTCGACGAGGGCTTTGAATGGGATGATGCCGTGGCGGAGGCGATCCACCGCGCGGCCGGCGGCAAGCCGAACACGGCGCCGGACTATAGCGCCAAGCACGAGAGCATCGTCGCCGAGTGGGGCAAGAAGCTGCCGGATGGCTACACCTTCCGCAAGGATGGCGAAGAGGTTGGGCTGATAGATCCGAACGGCACGCGCATTGCCTATGGCGCAGCCGATGCGACTGTCCTCAAGTATCTGGTCGACAAGGCCAACGATGCGGCGGCCAAGAGCAAGCCCGCCGAAAAGCCAGATCCGAAGCAGCCGACCGTCGAGGCCGGCGCCGAGGGCAAACCCCAGTCGGTCATTCCCGGGGCAGAGAAGATTTCCCAAGGCCAGCAGGCCCAGCGTGAGGCAGACAAGCCGTTGCGCGCCAAGGCGCCGCAGAAGGATGCCGGCGAACTCTTCGACAGGCAGGCCCGTTCCGAGCGGCAGGATGAACTTTTCTCGCTACGGAAGGACATCACCGATACGCCAGCCTTCAAACGCTGGTTCGGCGACAGCGAGGTGGTTGATGAGAACGGCGATCCGCTCGTCGTTTATCATGGGACCAGGTCAGACTTCGATGAATTCAGCCGCATCGACGGCGGCAACGCCTACGGCGAAGGATTCTATTTCACGCGAGATCCAGCGCAGGCATCAGACTACGCGACCGGCGAAAACGTCAACCGCGTAACGCTTTCGGGCAATGCCGGTCCAAATGTGATGCCGGTATATCTTAGCGCGAAGAAGCTGTTCCCCGCGCGCGGCATCATCTCGCCAGCCGATCTTGCCGCCATCGAAAAGGCCACCAACGAGAAGCATCCCGGCTACTTCAAGAAAGGCGAACTCGCCAGCATTTTTGACCATGCGTATAAGGCCAATGGCGACAACGTGCTCTACCAACTTCCGGGAGCCGAGGGCGTCGATATCATCCGCGCGGCCGGGTTCGACGGCATGGACACCCAATATGGCTTCGTGGTCTTCGATCCGACGCAGATCAAATCCGTCAACAACCAAGGCGCTTTCGATGCCAATAATCCGAACATCCGCCTGAAGGTTGCCGACAAAGAACTCAGGCCAACCGACGCCTTTACCGCCCAAGCGCAGGACGTCGGCAAGCGGCTTCGGGCCGAACTCGACCGGCTCGGCCTGAAGGACATCGGCCTTCGCATCAGCGAGAACCTCGGCCTCATGGTCGAAGGCAAGATGCACGCCGCCGACGGCTCCTACTTCCGCAAGCTGATCAGCGTATCGCTCGACGCCGAGAACCCGGATGCGGTGCTGGATCACGAAGCGATCCAT